GGGATGGTTAGGACCAATCTTTACACCACCGCAAACTTCATTAATCCATATCCAATCAATATGATCACCAAAGATTACATTTTCTTTACTTTTTTGTCTAGTAACATTAGTATTGTATAACGGCTTATCCATTACTACATAGTCATCTGTAACAATGTCTTGGATAACGGTTCCGTCTTCTAAAACTTTTGTAAGGTGTCCAACACGCCTTTGAGTTTTCCAATATACTGTACTAACCCTAAGCATAAATGTGCTTCCAAAATCAAACAAATCCTCAGATTCACCCAATATAAAGTCTACAATGTCACCACCACTTCCCAATCCTAGTTCATGATTTGCTATAAACTGACGGTATCCTAATGATCCATTATCAATACTATTCCACTCAGGTGATTTAGTACCATCATAGAAAGAACCATCATTAGGTGTACCAGGTATAGCATATCCAGCAGCTCTAGATGGATATACCTCTTCTAGTTCTTTCATTTGGTCTTCAGTCATTAAGTACCCGTACTTGTCAATGACATCCGCAACACTCATCATATCAGATTTACCCACCCAGTTAGCCTGAGAAATATATCTTACGTCTGGTGACTTATGATAGAATGTTAAAACTGGATTCCACAGTTCAATATCATAATCATCCTCACCCATTCTAAAGTGCCAGAACTCTCTATCTGTAATAAGCATATCACGGAAAGCTCTTTCCTCTAGCTCATATATTTTAAATCTTTCTTCATCAACTTGAAGCTGGTGATTAGCCCACTCCTCTACTAAAGACTTATAATCTTTACGGAAAAAATCTTCTATTTCAGGAAGAGTCATTAGACTTTCCTTACTCATCATTTGTTTAACTTGGGGATCTTCTAAGTCAGCACCCTGTGCTGCAAGCTTAGCTACCATTTCTTGAGCAACTTCACTTAAAAGAGTTTCCTCAATCATGTTTCTTTTCTGCTCTAACATCTCATTGTAAGAAGTGTCATCTACAGCTCTAAAGGTTACCTTAGCATACTTAGAGGCAAACTCACCCATAAGTACATTAATAACATTTGGAATGATTGGGTAAAACTTAAGCTCTAAAGCTGAAACATCCTCTTGAGTTAACTGGTCTACTAAATCAGCATAGAGGTTATCTTCCTCCATGATATAGTCAGTCTTATCTATAATACCTTTAGCAAGTTTATAGTTTTTAAGCAAACGTCTAGAGTTTCTCTTAAGTTGCTTTTGACCTTGTACTTCAATCCAGTCTATATTCCAAGCAAACCACTCCTCATTCTTTTTCTTTTCAGAAAGAAACTGAGTAGGCTGTTCAAGAGTACCCATCTTGTTTTTCTCAACCTTGGCGCCAGCCTTAGCTTGCATTGCATTTATAATTCTTGGCATGTTACTTTAAATTTTTAAAAGCTGAGCGCTTTCCTTTACCTCCAATAGCACCTCTTCTATTCCCTCCAATATGTCTAAAGGGACTCATATTTAATTTAGTCATTTTCTGCGTATTATCCAATTTTACAGACGACTCATTATCAATTCGTTTCTGGTAGCCACGGTTAGCTTGTTGCACTTTAGCAAAACTTATCAAGGCAGCAAAGGATACTAATCTATCCACGTTGACACCCGGCTGGTAAGCTTGCATCTCTTTCATTAACATTATATCTGGTATACGTTCTACACCAAAAGTTCTTTTTAGGATGGTACCATCTGTATCAGTCTCTACGTCTATCTCTTCTTTTAAGTACTCAATAGCGTAATTAATTAAGTGATTCTTAAATAGTGTACCTGTGTTTTTCCAACCATACTCTGAATATACACTACGGTTACTACCTAAGTCTTTTAAGAAAAGCACCTGATCTTTAGGAACAAGCCACTTTTGCTTACGCTTAGCAATCATGTACTGAATAAATAAAGATACGTTATTTTCTACTAGAGTCCAGGCTTTATAGTATTCTATAATCTTCTCTAGTTGCTCATGTGTTTTATTAATATCATCATACCTACCACACCAGGCAGCTACAATCATATCACCTTCCACATAGCTCTCAGGACCCTCGTCAGTAAGCTTTGTAACTTCAGTGGGGTTCTTGTATACATAGATACTACAAAGTGACTCAGAGGTGGTTGTTTTACCTTCACCCACGGGATCCACACTTGCATAGTACTGACCAAACTCTATTTTATCTGTAGGTCTTTCATAAACACAAAGCACTCCAGTCTTATCTTCCTGACGTTTATCTACAGGAAACGTATTGATAGGTTGCTTTCTACTCTTATGAGCAACAACGTCTACACCATTTTCAGCCCATTCTAATTCTAAACACTCTATAGGATAGTCCTTATCCTCTATCTTTTGTGTTTGTGTAGAAACAAGGTTTTGAGGGAAGAGGGACTCTTTACGATATGCAAATGCCTCAGCAATATTTGTTGGTTTTTGAGAAATTCTCAGTTGATATTGCTCAGGACTTAAATCTCTTTTCCAAGTTTTTCTTTCTTCCTCAATAGCTTCCACTGCCTCCTCTACTAGAGAATTCCCCCAGTCATCAATAAAAGGTGGCATACTCCACTGTTCAGGAATAAAAAGTCCCACTTCACCTCTACTCCCTTTGTTATCTAGCAGGTTGGTTTTAACTGCATAGATATCGTTGGCTTTTGGGTTTAAGACCATATTCTTTAAAGGTTCACACTGATCTAAATCACCCACTGAACCAGCTGCAATAAACATACCTGTAGTCATTTGACCTGACGACATTGCAGGTCTAAGGTATTCATAGGTCTGATCCATCTTAGGTGCAATACCAGCTTCCTCATGAAAGAAGTATGTTACTGGACCCCCTACCCCTTTGGTAGCATTCTTTTCAAAAGACATTCCCTGTATCTTAGACATAAGCCCTTTACTTTGCTTACGCCCATTGATAGTAACCTCAATCTTTTGTTCCCAAAGCAAGGTTTTATCAGGGTTGGCTGGTCTATACCAGGCGGTATGTTCATTAAGAAAGTTCTTGTACTCGTCCAGGAATTTCCATGTACCCTCATCATTTACATAAGATTTAAGTGATGCTCCCATTTTTAATACAGCACCCTCTTCAAACCAAAAAGAATTGATGAGTTTACCTGCATGAAAATATGACGAAGCTATCTGACGTTTTTTCAGGATAGCAGAATGTTTAAATGTTGCTTCAGCTAACCATTCATATAAGGCCATGTGATACTGTGCATCTCTAACCTTAGCAAATCCATACTTCTTTTCTTCCTTATCATAGATTGGCAAGAAGTTTAACCACATATAATAGTCCCTGGTTAAGTACCAAGTATCTTTTTCCCCCTCTATAATAACACCATTCCGGCATTTTATTTTCTGATCATCCCAATAGTCAACAAATTCTTTTGACATAAAAGGAGCTGTACAATAAACTCCAGACCTATTGAATTTAGTAGCCTCAGCGTTGAATACAACAGTCTCTTCACTAAAGTCATACTCACCTGGTTCTTTAAAAAGTTTCTCTATAAACTTGACAAGTTCATTTTTATCACCGAACTTTACCACAGTCCAAGAGGCTTCCTTAGTCTTATAACATGGGATACTGATATCACTCATTACATTTGATCATAAGATAGGTTTTGACCTCCTCTAACAGATGACTTCTGTTCTTCTTGCAGATCACTATAGGCACCTTTAAAGGAATTTCTTATCTGTTCAAACTTAGCAGCAGCATTCACTACCTGATTAATATTCCCATCTCTTCCATGTTCTATAGGAGTCTTCTCCATATATGTAGCAAGACGGTCTAGCATAGATGCAATACCTTTATAAGCCCTATAAGTAGGAGTCTCATAGAGGCGTTTACATTCTACAAGAGCTTCTGTAATAGCTTTATCTTCAGGATCAAACTCAGGAAATTCTTCACCAGTACGTAACTCCCTCATTATCAGTTCTTCTTTATCCCTATCAGGAATGTTAAAGAAAGGATTCATGTCAGGACTAGGACAGGTCATATAGAATAAATACGCATATACATCTAAATGATCTTTTTCATACTCCTCTCTAATAGTCTTTAAAAAACTAAGAGTGTAAGAATGCTCTGAAGGTATTACCGTCCCATTCTGAATGTCAAATAGCTTAACTAGCATTGTTTTGTTCTTTTAGATGTTTAAGAATGTTTGCCACTTCCTCCTTCAAATAAGGAAGTTCATAGTAAACAATATCTTCAATAATAGGATCTCCTTGAGGATTACGTGCATGGATTGGATATCCATTATCATCTTCCCCTTCTTTCTTAAACTTGACGTGTTGAATAACCAAGTTACCTGGTTTAAGACGTCTATTATGTTTAAGGATAATGTACATGTAAAGGGACAGCTGTAAATTGTAATGGTTTAAATTACAATCGTCCAGGTGTTCTACAGGGGTATTCATCTTTTTAGATACACCTTCCCAATTTACATAAGACTTCTCCTTAATCTCTTTGTTGGTTTTGTAATCTGTGATGTGTACAAATCCATCTACTACTTCTACAAGATCTGACTGACCAGAAATGGCAGCAGACTTTAAGTATACAAGTAGTTCAGGATACACACCCTCTGTTAGCTTTTGATTAGGAGCATACTTCTTATCACCTTCAATAATAGGTCTTACTATAGGTACTTCCTTGCCATAACGCTGTATAGTGTTAAACTCAAGGAGATCACTCTCACGTTGATTATGGTACCAGTTTCCTAACTCCATAGCTCTTTCAGCCTCTGTGTTCCAGATATTTTTTATCTGCTCAGGAGTTTTACCGTACCATTTTGACTTCTTGTTTCTAGATACTTTATCTGCAACCAGCTCTTTATCAAAGGGTTGCTTATATTTACCTATTACACCAGTAGTACTAGTCCAGCGGATTTCATCTCCGTCTGTACTTTTATAACTATGATTTTCTTCTGTAAATACTACAGACATAATTTACCATTTTCCTTCAGGACAAGAATCTTCAAGACTTCTAGTCTTAAACTCTAAAGAACAGCCACAACTACCACAACATGGTTGGGTACCTGGAGCAAAACACTTACTTCCTTTAAGATCTATGAGAGGACACTCTCTACAAATGTCCATCCTTACTTTAGCAACTGACTCAACATGTTCAGTTTTAAGCACATAGTTTGTAAATCCTTCTAGAATCCTGTGTCTTTTAGACCAAACCTCTTTAAGAGTCTGAATCCTTTTCTTTAGTGAACTCATTCTTATTTTTATCTAAAGTGTTAAACTTCTCTTTTACTAAATTTATCTTTTCCAAGTCCTCCTTATTCTTTCTATAGGAATCATACTTGGTAAACTCATGAGGATTTAGCTTTGTAAGGAGTGTTTCCTTATCATCACCCATTTTCAAAAGCTTTGCTTTACGGATCTTAAAAGTTCCTAGCTTAGGTATGAGTACACTTGTATCCTCTAACGTGCTCAGAGCCTTTCTAACGCGCTTATAAAAGAAATACACAGCGTCATTGACTAGCTCTTCATTCCAATCATTGTCTTTTGCAATCTTACTCGTTATCTCCTTGTACTTTTTCGGCTTCAACTGCAACAAATTTAAAATCTAGTAATACGGTTCCATTCACCTGAACGTTTAAACCTTTATGCAAACGAATAATCTTACGACTTTTACCCTCTTTAGTAAGTAGGTTTTTCTTTTCAGCTTTGTTAATTGCATTACGCACAGACTGAGGAGTCTTAAAAATCTTCTTATCTGCAACCTTGTTACAAAAAGAAGTGAGTTCATCTTGTTCCAAAAGACCTAGTTCAGTTAGACAGTTCAAATCTGAATCACTTACCTGAATATTATTCAAGAAACAGTGAGTCAAAATCTGGTACCTAACCACATCTCTCTTCTCAAGCTTAACCCGTTTGTCTACTTTATTCACTAGCATCGTCAGCATCTTGATCTCCTTGCGTCATTTGTAATACATAAGCATCTGCTTGCAGTCTTTCTGCACGTGCTTTAGATACATCACGAAGAAGCTGTTCATATTCTAACTGCTTACTGAGATATACAATTTCGTTTTCATAAAAACTGTGTAGTTTTTCTTTACGCTCTTTGTATTCTTCTTCTGATAGTTGCTTGTCAGCCATCATTGTTGGTTTTAAGTTTACAATACTAATATACGAAATAAGTTTAAATATTTAAAATTTATTATTATCTTAGTCGTATGAGTGCAACAATATACTTACAAGATCACAGCGGTGCTTTCCCAGATTGGTACATAAATACCTCAGCACCCATAAATCTAACACTTACTTATTACTACGTCAGTGAGGTACATACTTACGATTTTTCTGACTACCCTGTGGCTGAGTAGTTGGTCACAAGAGTGTAGTCCCTACAAACCAGTTACAAACTGGGAGCTAAGTAATAGCAAACACTATGCACTAGCTTATGTATCCTGCTTCCACGCAAGGGGTATAGTTGCTGAAGTAGGTTATGATCCAATCTTTATAGGATTTCTTACAATGGGTAAAAGACATCATAATGATGTTTACAGCTACCTGCAGTATGAATTTGCAATTCGCAAATCAAGAATCTACATAGGTCCCGCATATAGATTAAATAACAATCCTAGTTTACTTATAGGTAGAATGGGTATTGACTACAAAATCTATAAACCTTTATACACAACCCTAAGTTTATTACAAATAAATAATAAACTGAATTATGTCCATATAGGACTTAAACTAGTATTCTAATGTCAGATCAAAGAGAAGAAGGGTACAGAGATATCCTCAGAGAAGAAAGAGAGTTCATGGTTAGAAGGCTTGAAGACATGCAAAAGAAAAAAGATATTGCTACTCTTCAGGATATGCTGGAAGTAAAAAACCACATTCAACAACTAAACAAAGAAATAAGTGAATCTTATAACAACACATCCAGTCAAGAAAAGTGATCTAGGCTTTCACGCCAATCTATTTGGTGGTAAACTACTAGCATGGTTAGACGCAGCAGCTGCAGCCTATGCTATGGAAGTATGTGATACACCACGCATGGTCACTGTAATGATTGATAAGTGTATCTTTAAAAGACCAGCTAAAGAAGGTCAGCTCATAAAAATCTACGGTAAAGTAGTACACATAGGTACAACATCCATAACCTTCTACTTAGAAGCTAGATCCCACAATGTATACTCAGGTGGTCAAAATATAATACTCTCTACCAACATACGCTTTGTTCGCATAGATGAAGCAGGGGAGCCAATCCCAATATCAGAAAGAGTAAAAGCTAAATACAATGAAGGAGAAAAGTAATGACCTGAAATGGCATGTCAAACAATGGCAAGATGCACGATACAATATCAACACAGATATGAAACGTATGATGTATCACGCCAAAGAAATTAAAAGACTGCAAGATGAAAAACTGGATACTACAAGTAAGGACT